CCTGGAACTAATTTAGATGCTATACTTAACCACATTATGACTTTGCACTCCTCATTTTTCCAGCTAACTTACCTGCTCTAGCTGGTGTTTGTTTTGCCCAAAGTGAGTCTAACATTTGGAATGATGCCTCACCATAATCTTCTCTATCTAAAGCAGACCACATATTTTTAAATTTAGATACACCCCCTTCACCTATCTGATAAACCATATTAACAATTACTTCTTTAGCAATATAATTAATATTTCTTTCACCTATCAATCTTTCAGCAGCTTGTAGTGTTCTGTTAAAATCTTCTTCAAATATTCTTTCACCTTCTTCTTTAGTGTATTCTATATCACTTTCGTAATCATCATCAGGTGTTATCTTGTGTCCATAAAAGATGGTATCAAATCCTTCTGAACATTTATATATTTTTGGAACATAACCTTCGCATAATTTAATTTCTTCTTTTAGTTCTTCGTACATTTTTTCTCTCCAAGTTTGTTGTTAATCTTATTCTCCATCTCCAAACAAGACCATATAATCTTCTGCATAAACATTCTAATATTATCACAAATCTCTCCATAATTACACCTCATAAAATCCTTAATGTTTGCAGTTATCACAAGCACAAAGATCGCCATCATACCAATGTGTATGTAATTGATCATTACAATGACATTTACAATGACAATCTTTGCATCTCTTTTTTCTTTTCTTTTTTGGTGGGAAAAATACTCTATCTAATTTTTCTGACCAAGTATCAAAAAAACCTAAAATTTTGTATATATATTTATCCATCATTCTAATATTAATTTTTTAATTGATTTACTACCATCTATATTATCTTCTAATTCTGCTTTTGATTTAATACATTGGTAAGAAACATTATTGTCTATTGATCTTGAAGCTACTCTTTTACCCTTTAAACATTCACTCATAGATTCTTGTATTCTATGTTCTTTTATTTCGTTATTAACGATCATTAGTAATGCTACTACAGTTTCAATCATAATACTTTACCTTTGTTTTCACCTTTTTTAATAACATATTTTTGTGTACCATTTTTACCATGTTCAACAGACTGTTTTAAATTTTTAACAAAGTTCATTTGTTTAGCTTTCTTTTCCATGTCAGAAATATATTGCACAACTTGTCTAGTAATTCTTTCCATTTTCTCTAACCTTGTCTTTTAGTTCTTCAATGTCAGCTAATGCTTTTTCTAATTGTGAGTTAAGAAATTCTATATTGACTTTGTTTGTCATATTCATTTCTTGAGTCTTTTCCATTTTTTCTACAGATTTATATAGGTCTTCCAATAAAAAATGTTGCTCTTGATCTACAGGTACTTGCTCTGATTTTTTGAGCAAATCATTTTCAAATAGTTCTCTTGAGGTTTCTAATGATACTAACCTTGCAGTTATTTCTGTAAAAGCTAGTACCCCTGCTGCGACAAGCACTATCAAAGAGGCAACTGTCTTCATCGGCATTTGCACAGCTGCCGACTCTGATATGTTAAGTGGTTTATTTTTCATAATCTACCATAATTAATTTTATACCTAATCTTTTCTGTTCTCTAGTAGGACTTCTACAAATCTTATAAGAACCTTTAGGTTTGTCTTTTAAACTTTTACCTTTGTTTGTTTTTCTATAGGTAATTGTTTTAATATCAATGAGTGTTATTTTACCATCTTTGTCAACTATAACAATATCAAAAGGACAAGCAGGATCTACTGATTTAGCAACAAAAAAACCTTCTTTGGTAAGTCTAGCAATAGTTTCGTATTCGCCAACTGTTCCTTTTATTGATGTTTTTTTTTGTCTGTCAGAGATTATTTTAGTATTGTCATTACCATGTTGACAAGACTTGTTATTCCTAGTGCTGCTACGAACCATATCACCTTGTATATGTTGTTAATCTTTTGGTCAATATGTAGTAGATGATTGTCTTTAATTGTGTCTATCTTGTGGTGGATTAGTCTTAACTCTCCCTCAAGTTTTATAATTTTCTTTTCGTTTTGTAGAGGTAAGTTTTCCATGATAATTTTATCTTGTTGATTCTAATTCATCTAAAGCATCATCTGCTTCATCTTTATCTATTAATCCTTCAGTAACCATAGCATTGATAAATCTTGTTGACCATCTATAGTATTTAGGATCACCAGGTTTTAAAGCAAAACCAGTTTTAAGTAATTTAACAAATTTAGGATTTGTAAAAAGACTAGATATAATTTTAGGTGTCAATAATATTGCAGCAGAAGGCAAAGTAAACATACCAGTTCCAAGACCTAGTAAAGCTCCAGCTTGTGTTAATTGAATAAATACACCTCCAGGCACTCCTTCACCAACTGTTTTTTGTTGTGCAACTTTTAATGATTTTAATAAACCTCTTACACTAGCAAGTTCAGTAGGTGTAAATAATTCATTTAAAACAGAATCACCATATTTATTTAAATTTTTTAATAAATAATCTCCTTTTAGAGTGTCATATCTTTTTATTGATTCTGATTTAAGATCAAATAAAAATGCACCTTTAAGACTATCTTTTAAATCTTTTTTAACAGCTTGATCTTTTGTTTCATTAATAGCTTTAAATACTTTTTGAACTGTGCTTGGTCTTTCAGGTTTTATTAAAGTTTTAAATACTTGTTCAGGATCTTCTCTAATTAATTTGTTAATTAATTTGGTGTTAAATACTTCCGATCCATCTCTCCATATTTTTTGAGCTTTTGTATATGCTTCTCTAACACTTGGACTTAAATTTGATTTACCTACATCATCTAAAGTTTCAGTAATTTCTTTTGATAAAATTGCTGCATATCTTTGTGATTGACCAGATATTAATTCATTAGTTGATCTAGTAACTCCTAAAAATTGTGATCTAATAGCATTAGCTGTTGAAAATGGTACGAAATCATTTTGTTCCAAAATAGTCTTTGGAATTTTTAAAGCATCAGGTTGTAGTTTTGCAGTAGGTTTAGCTTCATCTAAAAGTTTTTGAGCTGATTTTTTTATATCAGTTATATCTACTCTTGCACCACCAGAAACAACTCTCAATTTATCATCTAATGCTTGATATGCACCTTTTGCTGCTATCTTCCATTCATCAACATTTCCAGTAATAGCTCTTTGTAATAATTCACCATAATCACTTCTTGTTATATCTCCATAGTTTGCAATATAATCATCTAAAAATTTATTGGTTAATGTTTCAGCACCTTTTCTAGCTTTAATTAATTTACCACCACCAAATAAAGATTTTTCTGTTACATTTTCTGCAATATCTATAAATCTATTTTCAGTTTGTAATCCTGGTGTCAACTGACCTTCTTTTAACGCAGTTGCTAATTCATCATCTAATTTAGATACTTTTCCTAATTCTTCTTTTTGTGATTGAATAATTTGTTCAGCTTCATCAGCTTCTTTTGTAGTTTTTATACCTCTAACTTTTATTTTACTAATTAATGCAGGAACTGCTGCACCAACAGCTTCAAATGTTGCTCCTTGTGCAAAAGCTCTTAATACATCTTTTGATAATTCATCTTTAGGATCAAATGTAGTAGATGCAATACCTGCACCTGTTGCTTGACCTACACCTGCACCTAATGATCTGTATAGAGTTTGTAATGCTGGTCTTAAAACTAATCTTGCAGCAGCTAATGTACCACCTGTCATAGCACCACCAACAGCAAAACCTACTTCTGTTGCTAGTCTAGCAAACTCTTTTGATTTTAAATAATTTTCAATAGCTTCAGTTCTTTCATTACCTTCTGCTATATCTATGTCATCAACAATACCTGGTAAAGATCGTCTTTCTGCTTTTTCTTTTTGTCTTTGAACTAAAGCACCTATTCTTTGTTTTTCTTGTTCTGTAGGAGTTTCACCTGCTATCCTTACTTGTCCTAAATTTCTAACTGTAATAACTGCCATTTATCCTCCAGTTACATCATAGATACCATCGTCACCTATTTTAAATTCAAAATTATTTTTTTCTTCAATATCTTTTTTTAAAACTTGTGATTCTTTTGTAATGACACCACCTTCAATCCTTGTATCTAATTCTTGTAAATATTCTCTTAAACTTTCTGCTTTTGCTTTGTACATTGTTTCACTATCAGTAACTTGAGGTAATATTTTTCGAACATTATCTTCCTCTGCTGCCGATACTTGAGCTCCTCTTAATGCTTTAATTACATTAAGTTCAAGTTGTTTTGTATCTGCTCTAAATTTAGCTTGTTTAGGACTAAATGGAGTTGTTAAACCTTTTAATCTTCCTTCAAAAAAACCTGTGCCTAATTTATCAACATCAGTTACTATTTTATCAATACTTGATAAAACTGTTTTTCTTGTAGCTGCTTTTGCCTTTTCACCAGCAGGTATAGATTTTAAAACTTTTCTATTACCTTGAGCATCTATTTGAACAACATCTGTTAAATCAAAACCTTCTTGTTTTTTTTCAGCATCAGTAAGTAATCTTGTTCCAACTGCTGTTTTATCTTTTAATAAAGATTTAACAACTTCTCCTGGAGCAACTTTTAAAAGTCTTCTTTGCATGGTAGTTAGTTCAGGCATTTGAGCTAAAAGATTTAGTGCTTCTTGTTGTTCTAGTTGTCTGCCAAGTTGCATTACTTGACCACCTGTTTGTGTAAATGCTTGTGCTGGAGCTTGACCTGATAGTCCACCTAATAATCCACCTAAACCTAATTGAACCAATGGATTGTAAGCTAAATTTCTAAATCTATCTATACTCATTATATTAATCCTCTTGTTGTCATATATTCTATATTAAAAGGGTTGTCTGCTAAATTTGTGCTACTTAATAAGCCATAGGGGGTCGTAGAATAGCCAAACTGTTGATTTACACCCAATATACTATTAACATTATTTTTAGCATTATTATAGCTTGTTTGCAAATTAGAACTTAAAGGTTGTTGACCCATACCTAAATTAGCAAAATATTGATTGACCATAGATTCTTGAGGTGTAGCACCTGTCATGCTTATAGGTAATTGACTTATTAGTTGAGTTGCAAGTCTATCAGATCCTCCATCTCCACCTACAACACCATTATCTGAAATGCTATAGTCATTTAAAAACTCATAACCTGGTGTATCTAACAACATATTTTTAGCTTGTTCAGTTTGATACAAAGTTGTCAAAGCACCTGTCAAACCTAAACTAAATGGATTAGCTCTTACATTAGCAGCATAGTTATCTAAAAAACTTGTAATACTATCTCTGTCTTGTGGTGATACATCTACTTGAGGATCAGGATCGCCAAACACAGGATTAGCTTGTTGAATAGCTTGTTTTCTTAATGCTTCTTGAAAACCTACATCTACTTGACCATTACCACTTGGTGCTGAAGGAGCAGAAGGAGCTGAATATTGTCCTCCACCTCCATAAGATTCTCTGCCACCATTTCCTCCTCCAGATGATGATGAACTTGATGAACCTCCAAAATCAGATTGTGAAGCATCTCTACCTCCAGCCATAAATTCTCCTTATATAATTATTGCGATTGCAACTAAAATATATAAAACAAAAATGTGTGTTGAAGGTTTGTTTTTAATTTTAGTCTGAATATCGTAAATAATTTTATTAATTTTATCCATTATAATAGACCTCCTAATAATCCACCAAAGCCACCAATAACAGCTCCTGGTAATCCACCAACTTGTGATCCAATTAATGCACCACCTAATGCTGTACTTACTGGACTAGCTTGTACTGCTTGTGAACCTTGTGTTGTTGGAAATCCTGCTGCAATAGGTGAAACTAAACCTGCATATTGTTGTAATGCTTGTGCAGGTGCAAGTTGTTGTTGTCTTTGTATAGCTTCTAATTGTTGACCTGTTTGTAATAAACTTGGAGTTCTTTGAGCAATACCTAATTGTCTTCCTCTTTCAATTCCATATTCTTGAAATGCTAAAGGTAATGCAGCTTGAGCAACTTGAGCTAATGCTGTTTGTTGTGCCATAGGACTTGTTGGAGTTCTACCTGCACCACTAAATTGTGATTGAACTCCAGTTGAAATATCTGCTGCTGTTTTTTGTATTAAAGGAGAAAGAAAAGGATTTAAATATTGTCCACCAAGAGTTGCAGCTAATTGTTGATTAGCAGCTCCTGCCAT